CCCTTCCACCTGCGCGCCGCCGAAGAGCGTTGCCTTCGCGATCTTATATGGATTACCCCACTCGGAACTGCGGTCGGTAACCACCGTGTTCGGTGGCATCTTCCAGCCCTTGGCGCGGGAGCGCTGGATGCGGACGGGCGCGGTCATGCGTTGCCGCTCCGCTCATGTTCGGGCGCGCTTTCAGGGTCGCCCCATGACGGCCGCACACCGATCTTATCGGCGATGATGTCGGAAACGACATCGCGCATCAGGTCCATGAACGCCTGTTTGCGTTTTGGATTGTCGATCACGGCGCCGAGCCGGATCGAGCCGAGCGAGATGGCATCGGCCATCGTATGCTCTAGCGCGTAGTAGGCGTTCCAATTGTCGCCTTCGGCACGGAGCGCCAAGCGCCCAACCTTCTGCCGTGATTCGCTCATGCCGCGCTCCGGATCACATCGTCGGGTATCATGTTCATTTCTCCTCGATCTCGCGCTTGGCGGCGTCGAGCATGAATTGCGATGTAGCGTTTCCGGAGCCGCACCCACTGAGACATTCAATCGTGGCGATGATGGCGGCGCGGGCATTATCCAGTTCATTCTCGGTTGGAGGCGCCGCTTCATCGAATGCTGCCAACCGGCGCGTGCGCTCAAATTGACGCCGCCGTATCGCCTGCGCGACCGTCTCGACCGCTTTCTCTCCCCACTTGGTCATGGCGCTCATCCTTCATCGCTCGCATCTGCAATTGAGTCGCGCAACGCTTCCTCGGCTCGTTGCCGCTCTTCGGCCCGCACCTCGGCGAAGGCGCGGGCGAGCGTGTCAACAGCATCGCCGTCGCCAGCATTTAGCCAATCGCGGGCGAACTTTCGCGCCCGCTCGATATCCGCTTGGGTTGGTTCAGACATGATTATCGCTTTCGCTGCGCGCGCGGCAGTTTCCGCTCATTGCCATGATTACGGCTGCGATCTTTTCCGCTTCGGATTTCGACAAATCCCACGGGATATTCGCAATCTGCACGATGATATCCGGTCGAATCTGGACAGGGATAATATCAGACCGAAATGTCATGCTTTCCGCCTCAGTCCTTCCGGTATGCCAGCGTCTTTCCATTCGTCGAGTAGATCGGCCCCGTTGGCAGCTTGCGCTACCGCAGGGGCCGACGCGTTATCTTCGGATGCGAGTCCGGAATTTGGCACCACCTCCTTTCGTCTCGCGCGCCGCCAGCTTCGGAATTGCCCTTGGGAGAGAGTGAGGGATTGGAACCGGGGGCGTTACTAATCCCATCCGCAAGAGCTGGTGCGGACCCGCTCCCGACGCGCGATTTCTTCTGACGTGTCGTTCCTTTATCCGCTCGCGGGGCACGGACCTCGATAAACTCGGGATCAGATACGAGAAGCTCGCTATCGCCGGCTGCAACCGCTGACGACGACGAACTTCGGTCTGTGAGACGCCGGAATTTTTCAGCAATGCGCCCGCGCTCAACATGATCGTCTAGCGTTTCGCCTTCGGGCCACGAGGCCGACACGACAATCTGAATCCGCCTCACCCGTTCCTCGCTTTCAGCGCCGCCCCGGCGCGCGCCCGGTCTATGATCCTCCGAAGCGCCGGTAAGCCCTCGTCACGAGCAGCCCACAAAGCCCTAGCGACTGCACGGGCATCGATCCCGCGAGCGGAAAACCAAGCATCTTCATCGCCGCTGAAATGTACGCTGTCCTGGACAAGCGGGCTGTGGCAGGAGAAGCACAGCGGCGTCGCCCATTGGTCCGTGCTCTTGCGACCTGTGCCGTGCTCACCGCTGCGGAGCAAATGATGGGCTTCGATTTTTACTAGATCGGGTACATGTCCGCATCCCAAGCACGGCAGTTCCCGGATTAAATCGAGATAGCGCGGTGACATGCCAGGCCGCTCGCGGCGCACATGCTGGACTGGTGAGCGGGGGATGCGCGGCGCGAGGCTCATTTATCGCCAGCCTTCGGGGATAGCTGGGCTGGTGTTAAGGGCGCGGATTTTTCTGGCAAGATTGTTCCCGACATCTATCTCGCACGATTGAATGATCTTGCTGCGAGATGGCCAGCGCTCGGCAAAGCTGAGCGCTAGTTGCGCCGCCTGTTCCAGCCCGTGCGCGCGACCGGCGAGGAAGCCAACAGCAAATCTGCAATTGCATTTTGGAAATGCACATCGCTGCGGCCATGGGGTATCATCGTCGCACGCCGTCCGCCCCGCCTCGATTAGCTTGGGATCGGGCGTGGCGGTCATCCGTGATTCTCCATCCATCTATCGCGTCGCCGGTCAGCGCACGCCTCACAGAAATATTCAGCACCAGGAGGAATCGGTATGTCCCACGTTTCCTCGGCATGCGCAGCGCCGCAGTCCTCACAGTTGCGGCCTTTGCCATCGCACTCCGGGCATGCGCCGAGTTCGGTTTCCAGGTCGGGATCGTCGTGCTGCGGATCGTGGCGCATCAAGCGGCCATCGATGCAGCGTGCATCGCCATTCATGCCTGGACTATCCGTTTCTTGGTACGCTGGAATCCGCCGGCGACCTCTTGCCACGCCCAATTCGGTATCTGGCCTCCGCAGTCGAGCGAGTAGCTGCGGCAGAATCGACAAGAACATATTCCGTCATGGCGACACCGGCAGCAGGACTTTCGTGGCAACGCGCGCATTGTGCGATCTGATCGCCTGGCGGATGCTTCCCTCGGGCGGCCCAAGGTAATAGCACTTGTCGCATTCGACATGGCTGCCGCCGCTATCGTAGCTGTAGACGGCCACATGGTCGGTCGTTCCACAGTTCGGGCATGGTGCGATTTTCGGATATGCCATCACGCCGCCTCCGTATTCTCTGCCAGTGTTGCGGCATCCGTACCGATCAGGCTGGCGATGGGCGATAAGCCGAGTTGTTTCTGTGTCTCGCTCACCAATTCTTCCGGCGACAAGTTCGGGAAAAATCGCTCGCACAACAGCGCATAGGCGCGACGGATATAGTTCGTCGCTTCCTCGTGCGTCATGTCGTCAAAGCCGAGGCTTTTGATCGCGATGGTCGCCTTGTGCTGGAATAGCTCGACCAGCTCGTATTCGTTCAGCGCCAGCTTAAGCGAGACATGCAGCTTCTTTTCGTCGCCAGGATTCAGGCCGGCGGCGTGCTCGCACACGAATTTGAGGCAGGCGTAATAGGTGCGAATCTGGGGTGCCGAGCGGGAGCGTACCGGGCGCAACATCACGGTCTTGCCGCAGTTGCGATGCACGTAGTCAACGGCGGCATCCTCGGCCGGCGCCGCGTGCTTGTCGCCGAGATGGAAGAGCAGGTCCATTATTTCCCGGCCAGCGGTACGGAAGCGGCTTCCTCGAGCTGAATTATTTCGGCCCCCGCGAATTGCTTCTTGGCCTTCGCCAGCGCTGACGTGATTGAGCCATAGGCGCGCTTCGCATTCTCGGAACAGGAAGTCAGCGCCGCCATGTTCAGGCGCCCCCATTCCGCTATTTCGTCGGCCGATTTCGCGGCCATGATCGCCGCGATGAATTGACCGCCCCACCCAACCCAGTCCGATTTGTCCATGCCGTCCACGGTGACGTAGGGGATGCGGATTTGATGAGGCGATACCTCGCCAGTTTCGGGATCGTGCGGCGGTTCTATTTTGGCGGACGCGACCGGCGATGGGGTCACGTCGCGGGGCGCATGATCGCCGTTATCAGCTTGCTGCATTTCATCGCCGATGTAGAGGCCGGAAAGTTCTTGCGGGAAAGCCTTGCGCAACGCCAGCGCTTCGGCGCATTTCGCGAGCATGACATCGGCCATGACAGCCCACATACGCGTGGGCTTGCCATCTTTCTTCTGGGCATAGGCATCAAATCGCGCGACGCCCCAGCATGGTTCGGCGAAGTCGCTTCGCAGAATGCCGACGCGTGCGGCGGCCGGCGGCTCGGTTTGTAGCCATACATCCGTCCAGATGGCATCTTTGCCGCACCACTCGGGACCACGCTGGCCCGAATATTTTCCGCTACGCTCAGCAATGAGCCGGAAGCCATCGATACTAGTCTGGATCGACCGCACCGAAATCCACTGCCCATTGCGTTGTTCGCGGCGCTCAATGGAATAGATCTGCCGCGCAAGCGGATCGAGGCCGGTTTTCTCGGCCTGATACATGAACAGCGCTAATTCGTCGTTGGTCGCGCCTTTGCAGATCGTTCGCTTGATCAGGTCAATCTGATCAGGGTTGAAGCGCGAGCCTACTTGTCCAGTGGGCCGCAACGCGACTGTGGTTGTCATGTCCTCACCTCTTTGATCGTGATGCTGTCGGCGCGGTTACGCTCAGCGGCAATTCCATGTCCATACGCGCGTCGCGCATCCGCCGGCATCAGCGCCTTTAGCTCCGTGGCGGATGATTCGAAACGCTTTGCGGCTTCGCGCGTCTCGGTCCAAACTCCGGCATGCGCGGCCCAGGAATTTGAAGTGCCCATGTCGTATTCACGGAACTCGGTTATCGGCGCGGCGACAGGCGGCAGTGTGATCGGTAGCGCCAAGTTCTCGACGCATGCCCAGAATTGATCGATGCGCCGCCATACCTCAGCTTCATAGTCGGGTGGTATCGTCAGTTCCATCTCGACCGGCTCGCGGCCGTAAAGCACCACCAGGAGTGCCGCGCGTTCCGCTGCCATGCACGCTCGCTGCACCACGAGTTGAGGGCGGTAATAATCCGCTATCTCGTCGATACTTTTCCATGTCGCCTTAACATCGATCACCATGGAGCGCTCGGCGTCGAAAGCATCCAGCGTGCAGGACACATAGGCCCGCGTCGGATGCACGACAGAATCGCCGCGACACGTCAGCAAATAGCCGAGTTTCCGCTGGTGCCAGTCCAGCGCCAGCGGCTCAATGTACTGGCCGAATTTGACGGGCCAATTATCCGAAAAGTCCGGGGCCTCGTAGGCCGGATCGCCAACGAGCCGCCGCCATTCGTTGAGAATGCGCGGTTCGTCGCCGGCCATGAGGGATGGCGCAAATGATGCAGTTACGCGACCCTCCCTTGCGGTATGCTGCGCTGGTGATAGGCCGAGGCCGTCAAGAATACTGCCGACTGTCGGGATAGGGTCGCCGGTCATGGGGAGGAATCCGCCTTAGCGCTAGAAGGCAAAGCTGCCTCGATTTGATCAAGCATCGCATCGGTCACCTGATCATCTTTCAGGCCCTCAAGGCGCCTGCGGATCTCAACCATCCGATCACGCCGGCGATGCGTTGCTAGCGCTGCCTGGATTTGATTATCTGTGCTGTCGTCCCATATTATTAGGGCTGGGCGCGATACACTCCACGATGTATTGCCGCTCGTCATGTAGGCGCGCGGCGGGGTTGTTTCCGATGGGCGCCATTGTTGCGGCGAACCGCGCAGGGTAAACCGTCCGGTCTTGTGGACCTTATCGACAAATCCCTCTTTGTATTCCGGGGGTCGGCCGTAATAGCTATCGCTAAATATCGCGACGCGCGCACCGGCAACGAATGGATTTTCCCCGCTCATCTCGCCCCCATCACCAGATAGAGCGCCACCACCACCTCAGCCGCAGCAACAAGGGCGAGGATTAGGGTGAGGGTGTCGGCGAGCCAGGAACGAGCGGTCATGGCTTTGTGCCTTCGGTTGGGACCGCGGCGCGGGCGATGGCTTGCATATTTGCAGCGTCTTGGTCCCCGCTTGCATTCGTCACGGGAAATTCAGCGATGATTTTTAGTGCCATTCTGGCGGCGCGGAGATTGAGCAACAGGGAGGGAATGTCAGTGCGTGAGGCGGCAATAAACGTGCGATCTTCCGGCAAGCACCACGGCGTGCCGTCGTATCGTGAATACATGATGACGGCTTCTTGCTCATTGTGCTCAACGGAGCGGATCATGTAGTTCGATCCAGCACAGTCATTTTTCGGCACAAGATCAAACCACGGCCCTTCCGTCGCCGCATTTGCCCTTGCTTCGATAGCGGCGAGTTCCGATTCCGTGAGACGCGCGGTCATGCGACTCTCCGGTCGCGCTCGGCCAGTTCTTGTTCGGCATTGCGGGCGCGGATGCGCCAGCCATCGGCGCGCTTCTCCCATTCGTCCTTGATTTTCATCGCGTCGTTGAATAGCCGCAGCCATGTCCGGTCGCCGCTCCACAGCAAATAGAGCGCACAGGCCGTCACGATGAGCGCGCCAACCGCGATGCAGAATGCGATATTGCGCTGGGTTTCTAGATCGAAGTTCATGGTGTCGTGCTCCGTTTTGCGCGATACTTCGCAAGATCGACCGGCGCGCTATCCAATGCTTTTTCTGCAGCAACGAAAGCGGCGCTGCGCTTGAATTGCTCGTGCGTATCCAAATTTGTTTTCGTCGCGTCATGCCCGATGGCGGCTAGCTCGGTGAGCGTGCGGAGCATGTCGCGCGGGAGCGATACGGAAGTGAGATCGAGGTCCGTCATGCCGGATCATCTCCGAACGTCTCAATCGGAGTCGCCCATACGTCGGCGAAATACGTGAACATTGACTTGCCTGCCGCCATCGTGAATTGCGAGCGCATATGAACCCCGACATGCAGCCCGGTATCGGCGGCTTCCGTCATTGCCTTCGCCAGTGCATCGGCGCAGCGGTAGACCTCGGACATGGCTTCGTCGCGGGTCATGGTTGACGTGGCCCCACGACGATGAAATTGTCGCGGCTCAAAAACAGCGCCACATCATCTTCGCCAGAAGTCCGTCGGCGCTCTAGTTCGGCGAGCGCTTTTGCAAAGGCTGACTCGCGGCCGAGAATGTATGCACCACGCCGCGCGGCATCTTCAGAAATTGGCTTGAGCCAGACGGTCTTCCTCACGGCATCACCGTCACATGCGCCCCGCGCCATATCGCGGCCAGGAGAAAGAGCGCGGCCAAGAGAGTCCGGATCATGTGGTGGTGGCCTTGGCGAGCACCTCGGCTGCGCGTCCCATAACTCGGTCGCGTTCTTGCCGCCAGGCCGCAGACCGATCCTGCATCATGAGGACAGACCTTGCGTCGGCAAGCGCCTCAACCAGCTCATCGTGACAATTTACGGTACGGTCGATGAACTCGGCGTTGGCGTCTATCTCCGCATCTGGAGTCCGTGAGCGCCCCGTGTATCCGCCCTGAACATGCAGGTCGAAACGGTTTATCAGGACAGGACGATAATCGGCGCCGTGCCCCCAGTAATCTCCAGTCGGATGCAACGCATAAATCGTGAGTCCTGCGCGCAGCCATGGCGTCGGCGTATGTTTCGCTTCGCTCGCGCCCATGCCGGTGCTTGCTGTATCGGGGGATTTGGAGAGGGTCATGCGCTACTCCGCTGCCGCTTCCGTGGTGGGCGCTGCGTAGTCGCGCCAATTGGCTAGCGCGACAGCGACTGTGCCGATCTTGATCTCGTGTTTCGGGGCGAACGAACCAAGCAACGCCTGGACAGCGGCTCTCACTTTGCCTGAATCGAGGTCGGGCTTAACTTTGAGGCCGTAATCGGTGAGCTTGCCGCCCTTGTAGAATAATTGAGCGGCGGCATGATGGAACGGCGTCTTGCTATTTTCGCCATATAGCCCGTACCAGTCGCCAAGCTGTTCGCGCGAGAGATAGGCTTTGCGGTCGGCACCAAATACGACTGTCGGGCCATCGAACGCTGGCAGCGGATAGACGCACGGCGGGACGAGTTTCGACATCTCCATGTTGCGCTCCTATTCCGCCGCCGCCAGCCTGGGCATATCCGCCGCGCGCACCGCTTCGATCCGCTTGATGGCCCGCTCGCAAATTTCAAGTTGCGCTTCAAGCCAACAGGCGCCGGGGATGTTCCCGTAGTCCCGCTGGTGCGCGATCTCGGTTACGAGCTGCTGGCGTTTGGCGAGCTGATGGGCGAGGTTGCCACACGCGGGCTGCGAAGCGCGCTTGGCGTATGGTGCCGGACCCTTCGTCGCGGCGGCGGCGGCGATAAACTTGTCGGGATTGTGGATCATGGCTGCTTCCACCCCAGCTTTCCTGGGGGCGTGCGCATCGCATTTGGGAACATCGAGTTGTGTTCAGCGCACACCGCTTCGGCGAGATGAATGTCTCGGCAATCATCAATAAAACGGCCATACCGCGCCGGCGCTTCGTATAGCCGCGACCCGACTTGCTGCCATAAAATTCCTCGCGCTGGGTCGTTTGCGATTTCATCGTGCTCGTCTTCGAAGCGTATGGCTTCGGCGACACATTGGTTGGTGGGCTTGAACATCAGGCGATCTCGGTTCCGGCGATACCCGCGAGTCCCATGAACTCGACGATCCAGCCCTCCGTGATCTTGGCCATCTGATGTTTCTCGGGCGTATCGCCGGGGCGAATGCCGAGGAACCAGCGTTCGGCCGGACGTGATGCGTCGCTAAAGCCAAGATCCCTGACGGTGACATGACGCGTCTTCGCGATGGTCCCCGCGAGACATGCGCAGGTGCCGCTGTACGTCGAGCCATCGATCCGACCTTCGCGCAGCGCGGCGAGCAACGCGGGCACCTCGGGCTTGGCGCGCAAGAGCACGTCGAACAGATCGGCGCGGATGGAGCGTAGGCTGGCGCCGTCGAGGCTGGCGCCGACGAGGCGGGCGCCGTCGAGGCGGGCGCCGTCGAGGCTGGCGCCGACGAGGCTGGCGCCGTCGAGGCGGGCGCCGTCGAGGCTGGCGCCGACGAGGCTGGCGCCGTCGAGGCGGGCGCCGACGAGGCTGGCGCCGACGAGGCTGGCGCCGTCGAGGCTGGCGCCGACGAGGCTGGCGCCGTCGAGGCTGGCGCCGACGAGGCGGGCGCCGTCGAGGCGGGCGCCGTCGAGGCTGGCGCCGACGAGGCTGGCGCCGACGAGGCTGGCGCCGTTTTTGACCGCGATCTCGACCGCTACTTTGAGGCGGAAGGCTTTATCGGTATCGTCGGGGATTTCGATTTCGAGCGCGGCTTTGCCAGTCCAGCGCAGGAATGGGATAGCGAATTTCATGTTTGTCTCTCCCGGTGCCTGCCGTAGTAGGCGTCTCGTTGCTGGTTATGCCGCTGCCTTGCGCCGGGTGAATGGCGTTCCGGCGATAACGACCGGAGAATCGACGAAGGGTTTAAGAATCGAGAGATCGCGCTTTTCAAACCATGCATTCCAGGCAACCGCGACGGCTCGGACGGCGTAAGAATTCGAGTTGTCACCGCCGGCGACGTAGTTGTTCAGATATGTAATGAGGGTCTTGCGAGGATCGCCGCGCCGCAGCCCGTCGTCCTTGGCTATCCCTTCCCAGAATTCGCTCGCGGTATCGGGCTGATATTTTATAGTCATCAAGCCGACCGCCATCGTGGTCTGGCGCAATAGACGCCGCTTCAGATGGATTTCCGCCGGGCTAATCATCGCCAGATATTGCTGAGCCGTGGGCCACCAGGAGCGCGCAAGCTCAAGACGCGCATCCGGGGAACTTAGCTCCGGTAGATGTTTGGACTTGAACCCGGCGCCGATAATGATGATTGCCGATAGAACCCTGGCTCCATCGGAGCGGCTAATATCGAATTCCTCATGCGCGCCCGTGGCCTGCAAAACATCCGTGAACGTGCGCCCTTTGCTCACCGTGTCATGGCGGTAATAGATTTGTGCCAGTTCCTCGGCGGTCTCGCATTCGGAGACTAGGAAGGAAAATTCGACCGGCACATTCGCATGCGCCACGGCATGCATCCGATGCTGACCATCGACGAGATGCCATACCCCATTGAGCAGGCCGAAATGAATTTGCATGCCGGCGGTCCATCGGTGCCGCTGCATCAAACTGGCGAGCACACTCACATGGCGCGATTCGAGTTTCCGCTGGCCTTCGTATCTGCATTCGGCGAGGATTTTCTGCGCGAGCGCCGGCGTGACGACAATGCGGCCCTCTTTGATGCGGGCGTAATGCCCGCCAACAGCGCGCTCACCAGTCATGGACGTGGCATTTTTGAAGGCATCCCCAAGTAGATTCATGACTCCCTCCGAGTCTCATGCTGTTTCGTCTGCGCCATCGCCGACGATGAAATCGCGGAACCACGCGCGCGCTGCCAGCGGCGCTTTTTGCCAAGCGCGCAGCAATGCTGCCTTCGCCATCGCGAATTCTTGATCGCGCTGTTTTGGAACGGCTTGCGCCTGGATGGGCTTACCGGCCTCAAGCCGCTTCAAGGCTTGACGCTGTTCCTTCGGTTCCAGCCGTGCGAGCTTGTCGAGAACGGTGCCCTTGTCGTGCTCGGTGCCCTCGATCTTTTTTAGAACCTCGGGGTCGATCTTCTCGCCGCGCCGCGCATCAATTTGAATTGTGCGCTGCGACTGCCTGCTTTTCTTCGCGGTGTCCTCGGTGAATGTCGGCGCAGAAACGGGCGCAGACTTTTCGTTTGTTTTCCCACGCCCCGGTCCACCGCGCACCGTGACCGGCCGCGTCTCCGGGTGCTTGATCTCGTACAGTTCCTTGCGCCGCGCGGTGAAGCGAGCGCGGGGGGCAGAAGTCAATTCGGAACGCGCCAGATTTTCGTCGCACTCCCAAATGCCGCGGTCGATTTCGTTCAACTCGACCAGTGATGCGCTGATCTCGGTCCACCCCAGCGCCCGGGCAGCCATCAGCCGGTGAAGGCCCGCAACCAATTCAAAGCAGGGTTTGGCAACCCCATCTTCATATGTTTGGGAAGGGAATACGCTGATCGGCATTTGCAGGCCGATCTCGTCAATGCTGGCGCCGATCGCGGCAACGCGTTCTTGATCCACCTGCCGCAGGCGCTCGCCGACGCGGATCAGATCAATTGCGATTGGCCGAACGGACTGCACCGTGTATCTCCCGATTGCCGTAGTAGCGGCTCCCAATGGAGAGATATCATATACAGTAAGTGTATGTCGTCAACATAAAAAATGTATAACTTTAGCCACCGCGACTTTGGTTGAAAGTATGGAGGGCCGTGGCAGTTCAGGAACAGGGGCGTCCCAAAAAGCGTTACCCGGATGCCGACGCGACCATTGTTTGCTTTACATTAACGGGACGCGGGCATGTTATTTGCTCCATGGCAACCAGGAAGCGGGCTGGCTCATGCTGAAAATCGAAATGGACCGCGAGGAAGATGGCCGCTGGATCGCCGAAGTTCCGGCTATTCCCGGTGCCTTGGCCTACGGTGCCAGCGAGATCGAGGCGCGGGTGAATGTCGAGGCGTTGGCCTTCCGGGTCATCGCCGAGCGCCTCGAACATGGCGAGCCGATCCCGGCAGAAGCGCGAGAAATTTTCGCCGCCGCATGAACGCATGGTCTGCCACGAAGGCCAGCCGGGTATTGGCTGCGCTAAAGCGCATCGGATGGTCGGTCAAACGTCAATCCGGATCGCACCGCACTTTAGAGCGTCTCAAATGGCCGGATTATGTCTTCGCTTTCCATGAGAACGTGGAGATTGGCCCGGTTGCCCTCGCCAAGATAGGCCGAAAAACGGGCCTCACGGTCGGTGATCTATAATCCCAGAAGCTCGGGCCAGTCGACCACGCGGTAGATCGTTTTTACCTTGGCCTTCGGAATTTCGATATGGTCGTTAGGTGGGTTGAACTGTGCGAGGCGGATTACTTTGGCGTCCGAGTCCGTGATGAGTTTCTTGAGATAGGCGGGCCCAGGCTCGCCTTTTTCGCCCCTCAGCTCGACTACGACATAATCACCCGGCCGCGCGGACCGTGAATCGTCAAGGTATACGAGATCGCCCGGCTGACGCCACGGCACCATTGAGCGGCCCACCGTAAAGACGGCGAAGACACCGCGGCGGTGGGAAATTCCAGGTGGCCGCTTAACATAATCCACGATTTCACCGTTGAATGAGAAATCGGCGTTTTCGCCTCCGACTACAGTGCCATGCACCGGAATATCCGTTTTTGGCACAGGACGCTGGGCTGGCGTTGTAAGCGCCTCGTCATCCGTTGGGTCGGGCGATAACATATGATATCGGCCAGCCTCAAGGAGTTGGACCTCAGCGAGGTCAGAATAGATTTCGTCCGCCGTGATAGGCGGCTTACCGCGCCCGGCCAGCGCAGGTGCAATCCTTCGGACAAATTTGAGCGGGAAATATTCTTCTTTGTAATCAGGGTTTTCATAGCGCTGAAGCGCCGACGCATGTTTGTAGCCCGCGCCCTTGGCAAGCTGATCCATCGAAAGACCGGCTCGTTCTCTCAATTTTTTCAATAGGGTAGGAGGGCGATCCCCCGATCTTTGCGCCATGTCTACATTGTTCATGGCGGGACGTATACTTTCCACGTTGACGAATTACATATGTTGTGTATGATCCGGGCCACGATGAATCGGGCTTCGGAAATTATCGAATATCTCGGCGGAATCACCGCTGTTTCGCGCGGTCTTGGTCATAAGTGGCCGACTACTGTCCAAGGCTGGGGCGACCGGGGATCGATCCCGGCGCGCCACATGCCCGAGGTGATCGCGTTTGCGGAGCGCATCGGCAAGCCGATCACGGCGGATGATTTCCTGAAGACGCATGGCGAGCCGTTCCCGGAGCCGGAGCGGCGCTCGGGCGAGGCAGCCTGATCATGAGCATAACTGCGGCCATCAAAATCTCGGATGTCTGGTTCGATCTCATGGCGGGTCGCTCGCGCTTACGGATCGCGACGGCGCAGGTAAATGCGCCGATGTCCTTTGTAGTGCCAGATTTGCTGCCCGACCTGATCGTCCATTTCAACCATGTTGCCGATATCAAAGGCCGACGAGTGTACGAAGCCACGGGATGGCATCAGGCAAGTGATCAAGTCCCGACTTCACTAGCTCTGTTGTTGCAGCTTGTAGGGCCGCACCGGGAAGGCTCGTCAAATGTCGCCTGAGCGCGGACTTCTCGGGTTCGGGCAGGGCGGCGCGCTCGATTTTAACGGCGATCAGATCGCGCACCGTGTCGGCATGGAGCTTGATTGTGACGGTGTCGAGGATTGCGGCCAACCCGCCGTCATCTTCGAGAAAATCGAGGCCCCGCGCAGTAATCCTGGCTTCGCTTGTGCTGATAAAGCCATCGGCACTCAAGATGATGCCGCTTTCACAAAGCCCATGTTCGGCGAGATAACAGAGGTTAGCCACTCGCGATTCCTCTGTTCCGGGCAACGCGGTGAAAAGTTCCGTGCTTTGCGGATACTGCTCGCGCAGTTCTTCCAGGATTATCCGCTGCAACGCGCGGTCCAGTACCGGCATTTTCCCTTGCTCCTCGGTGTGTGTCGCTACCGCCAGGAGATGAGCGAAGGGCCGGGGCGTCAAGTCCCGGTCCTAGTCGCTTGTGGTTTAGTGCCCGCATGACTCACCCCTCCAGCCGCCCGATCCGCGCCAACCAAGGAGCATCGACATGGAAGCATGGGACACCATCAGTTGCCGCGTTCGCGCGCTGGAACTCGCTCACGAAGTGGAGGTGCGACGGATCATTGCCGGCGCCGAGTTTACCGAACTGCCATCGCCCGAGACGGTGGTTACTCGCGCCGAGCGCTATTACGCCTTTCTCATTGCCGCTCCGGCGGCTTCTTGACCTCGCTGGTGCCACCGAGCACCGCCAGGATTTCGAGGTAACGCGCCGCAACAACCCGCGCCGAACTGCCACCTGTCGGACTGCCATCGCCAACGCTGGCGATCGTAAGGATTGCGGCCACGATTTCGTTGTGTTCAGCCATATCAAATTCCTCGCTGGTTGGATTGGCACCTCGGCCAGCTTAGAGGGCCGGAGGCGCGTTGTCATGACGGCCTCCGGTTCATTCTTCCCGATCCGCGCCAAGGGAAACGCATGAGCGCCTGGCGAGACATCAAGGACGCGCCCAAGGACGAAACTGCCGTGCTGCTGTGGATCAGCGGCGCGCCAGTGGTGGGCTTTTTCGGCGCGGGCGCGAATGCCGGAACCGACCAGCCGAACCGCAAAACATGGCGCGTCTCCTGGGATCATACGCGGCTGCTGGCTCCTACGGTTTGGCAGCCTATCGAGCCGCCGCCTGGCCACGAAGTCTCGCCCTCCAACCCCGATCCTCCCGCAGCGGTGGCCTAAGCCATGAGAGACGAGCGCGGGTTTGACAATTCAATTTCCGACTTCGGCGCCGGTCAACCCCATGAGTCAGCAGTGCCGGCCTCAGGACATGGGCGTCGTGCCGGCGCCGAAACTGATTCGTTGGTCTTCCCCCCGACCAGCGAGGGCGACGCAGTATCACATGTCACCCCCGGCATGGCGTCGCCCGTTATTCCCGTTAGCGTTGTTGTCGCGGATCACCCGCCATTTCACATCGGCTTGATGGTTGGCCCTCTGGTAGTGCCGATCACCGCTGAGACATTGAGCGAGATGGCGCACGACGCGTTCCGCCTGCAGCGCGAGGCTGCGGCACGATGGTTCGCGGCGCATCCGGAGAAGAACACATGATCGGGCGCGACTGGCAAGTCGGTGAGCGTGTCGTGTGCATCGACGCAACACCCCACAAATTTGACCCGCCAGGATGGCGGTTCTACGACGATCTGAATGGTCTCGCAGAAGGTGCCGTTTATACGATCCGGGAAATATTGATCAACAGGGGCCTCCTTTGTATACGGTTGCGGGAAATATATCGCCCCAGCGGCGGCGTGGTCTGGAATGGTGGCGAGTGGGCATATTATGTGGCTCGTTTCCGCCGCATCCAACCCAACACCAAGAGCATTGAGGCGCTTCGCCAGCTTGTGCTGCGGCCCGATCCGGCGCTGGGCGAGCCTGTTCATGAGGATGCGCAATGATCGCGGCATGGTGCAGCAGCCCAAGTTGCGCGCGCACGTCCGCCGGCTGTCATCGCTGCGAACCGGCAACATCATCGCCGTTCCTCGCTTGGGCTTGTCCCGTCGTGTCCTACTGCACCTGTAGCGATTCCGCCTGCGTCTCGGGCTGTCACCTTCTGCGCCAAGGCGCGACGAATCGCGAAGTCGCTGACACCTTCGTTGTGCAGTTCCATCGCTCGAACTCTGCGCCGCCATCCCAACCGCAGCGCCTCTCCAACTTGTGTCCACCGGAACGTCCTGACGTTGAAGCCATCATTCCTGCCAGGGACCGGCTTCAACTTGGCGCGTCCGGTGTCGTCGCTGTTGCTCAAAACATCGCTCCCTTCTTCGCCAACGATAATGGCGAAGAGGCAGGCACATGCGTAAGAGCGAAGAACGCCGGGCGAATTCCGCCCCCATGACAAACCTATCCATGCATATCGAAGCGGCATTTCCGCGACGCGCGACCAAGCAATTAGCGCGCGAACTGAATATCAGCGAGCGTCAGGCGCGGCGCATAGTTGAATCGGGAGAAGCGCCAGGGGCACTACGGGGCGCGCTCGTATCGCTGCTAAGGTCTGCTCTGGACCTACAGATACGAGCGGCGAAGGCGCTACACGATGACATCGCTGCGAAAGATTACGCCAAGATGGTTGGCCGCTCGGCTGCTCGCCGCGCTGCTGTGGAGTATCGAGGCCACGGATCGGCTGATCAAGCGGCTGACGAAAGACAAGCAGCACTCCCTCTTGTAGCCCGCGACGGCGCCGATACGGAGGCGCCATAGCATGGGTGCCAATACAAAAATCGAGTGGGCGAATCACACGTTCAACGCGGTCGTCGGCTGCACCAAGATCAGCCCGGCCTGCGATCATTGCTATGCAGAGGGTTGGGCGAAGCGCACCGGCCAATCGCAACTCTGGAACGGCGAGCGGCGCCGGACCTCGCCGCAGAACTGGCGGCAACCGATCAAATGGGATCGCGAGGCTGCGTCCGCCGGAGAGCGTCATCGCGTGTTCTGCTGTTCGCTCGCCGATGTGTTCGACAATCAGTGGGATCGAGAATGGCGCGCGGATCTTTGGGCGTTGATCGCTTGCACGCCGAACCTCGACTGGTTGCTGCTCACCAAGCGCCCGCAGAACATCAAGAAGATGCTGCCCAGTTCCTATGTCGAGCAGTTGATCGGCCGTGATCTCCCGTGGCCCTGGCTGAACGTCTGGCTCGGCATGACGGCCGAAAA